CTAGATACAACACAGCCTTGTCTATGTTACAAAATTTAAAAAAACAGATATAATTAAAGTAAGTCGTAGAACACCTGACCCTGCTTTGCAGCGTGTCACACCTTCTCACCAATCAAACTAATTTATAGGAGAAACATGTCTAATGCTTTTTTAGCTTCTCTGCGTGAGAAGCGTGAGTCAAAGACTGCTCTTATTCAATCCACTTTAGATCGTGCAGCTGAGGAAGCACGCGATCTATCAGAGGTAGAACTTGCCAATGTAGAGGCACTAAACCTTGAAATTAAAAAGTTGGATGAAAGAATTGAGCAGATGTCTGACATTGAAATCAGAAACCAAAAGGCAGCTGAGTTAGCTGCAAAGGTAGATGTAAATGTAGATAACAAAAAGGAAGTTCGCGCTGGTGGCTTTAGTGTTACAAAAGAGGAACTAACCTATTCAGAGAGATCAGATAATGATTTCTTAACTGATGCGCTTAAGGCACAATTTAAAACTGATGGTGATGCGCAAGAGCGTATTCAACGCCATCAAAGAGAAATGGCAATTGAGAAGCGTGCAGTTAGCACATCATCATTTGCAGGCCTAGTTGTTCCCCAGTATTTAGTCGATCTTTACGCCCCGTTAGCACGCCAGGGAAGACCCTTTGCAGATGCAGCACGCAAACACAATCTGCCTGCTCAAGGCATGTCGGTCGTAATATCAAAAATAAATACTGGTACTACAACAGCGTATCAAACATCTCAAAATACAGCTGCAGTATCACAGGATATGGCAGATACAACCCTTACTGTAAATGTAAATACAATTGCAGGACAACAATCAGTATCTAAGCAAGCATTACTACGCGGATACAACATTGAGGGAATTGTTTTAGGTGATTTAATTCGTGATTATCACACAAAACTAGATAACTCATTACTAAATGGATCAGGATCTAATGGTCAGCCATTAGGACTTGTGAATATGACAACTGGAATACTTATAACCTACACAGCTACAACTGGAACAGTTGCGGGTTTGTATCCGAAGGTCGCAGATGCGATACAGTCAATTCAAAGTAACATCTATACAAATCCAAATGCAATTTTGATGCACCCAAGGAGACTTGGTTTCTTGTTAGCAGCACTTGACAGTCAAAATCGCCCATTGGTTGTACCTACTGCTTACAATCCAGTTAATGCAATCGGCACAGGTAACGGCACACCTACTTATGGTAACTCAGGTTATTCAATGTTAGGTTTGCCAATTATTACTGATGCTAATATTGCAACCGATAAGGGTACATCAACAAATCAAGATACAATCTTTGTTGTAGATCTAAATGAGTGTCATCTATGGGAAGAGGCAGCAGCCCCTACTTATGTGACATTTGAAGAGCCTAACGGAAAGGTTGCAATCAATATTGTTTTGTTTGGTATGTCAGCCTTCACCGCAGATCGCTATGGAAAAGCTATTGCACAAATAAATGGCACTGGCTTGGCCGCACCTAGCTTCTAGAGTAAATAAGCTTCTAAGCCCTCTACCCTTCCAGAGGGCTTAGATCCTAACTATGATTGGTATTTAAGATATGGAGAGCTTAATGTCCCAGAGCAAAACAGATTTTGGATACCAATCATGGCTATACCAAATGGTTATGCAACACTTACACAAATTAAAAATTACTTGTCTATTTCAGACAGTACAGATAATGACCTATTAGAGGATTTAGTAGAGTCATCATCAAGATCTATAGATCGCATTGCCAATCGCAGATTTTATGCAGATGCTAATGCCTCAGCTAGAAAATACAGAGCATACTCAGATGTCTTTATTTACACAGATGATATCAGCTCTACATCAGGTTTAATTGTAAAAATTGATGAGGGTGGCAATGGCACTTACAGTAAAACATTGACTTTAAATACTGATTATATTTTAGATCCACTTACTGCCTCAGCTTTAGGCAGACCCTTTACACAATTGACAATGGTTTCTAATACTGAGAGCTGGCCAATATTCCCAGGCATTACACAAAATGGTTTGCGCCCTGGTGTTGAGGTTACAGCTAAATGGGGTTGGCCATCAGTGCCAGATGATATAACTGTAGCTTGTCTTATCCTTACAGCTGATTTATACAAGCGTAAAGATGCCCCAGGTGGGGTTTTAGGTCTTGGAGATCTAGGAGTAATACGCATGTCACCAGTTGGCAGAGATGTGACTAATATGGTTAGAGCCTATCAAAAGATTGCAATTGCATGAACCCAAGTACAGTCAGAGATAATCTCAAGACCGCTTTACAAAGTATTACAGGTTTGCGTGTTATGGATTATGTACCTGACTCTGCCAATATACCTACCAACAATGCTTTTGCAGTAGTAGGTCAATTGTCACTTAATTATGATTACACTTTAAGTAGAGGTTTTGACTTTGCCACCTGCAACATAATTGTAATGGTAGGTAGGATGAGTGAGAGAAGTGGACAAGAAAGATTAGATGGGCTACTTGCCTCATCTGGTTCAACCTCAATTAAAGCCGCAGTTGAGGCTGATAAAACACTAAGCGGTGCAGTGCAAACTTTAAGAGTTGTGTCTGCATCACCAGGCACAATAACATCCGCTAATATTGACTACCTGAGTTATCAATATTCAGTGGAACTAATAGGTTAGAAAGGAAAAAACTCATGGCAATATTCATGGGCAACAAGGTAGCGGTGGTTGTAGGAACTACAACTATCAGCGATCATGTTTCTACTGTAAGTTTAAATAGAGAAGTTGAGGCAGTTACTATCACCGCCATGAACGATACAGTTCAAAATATGGTGGGTGGAGTTGAGGTTTCAAGTGTATCTATGGAAATTTTCAATGATTTTGCAGCTGCATCAGTTAATAGTTTGTTTGAAGATGCAATTGGATCAAAGTTAGCAATTAGATTAGTACCAGTAACAGGTACAGTTACAGCTACAAATCCAAGTTACAGTATGTCATGTCTTGTGACTCAGTGGACACCGATCTCAGGTGCTACAGACTCAGCTATGACTGCTAGTATAACAATTCCTGTAACAGCTATAACTAAGGCAACTAGCTAATAATAAGAAAAGGTGGGACATGCACAAAATTGAAATAACAAAGAAAGACGGCAAGAAAGTTACTTACGATCTTACGCCATCTGCAAAAGTCGCTTTTGAAGCGGAGTTTAAAACAGGATGGCGTAAGCGGTTAGGTGAGCTACAAATGGAGTCAGATTTGTGGTGGTTTGCTTGGCGACTTGAAAAAGATCTAGGCAAAACAGAATTGCTTTATGGGGATGATTACATTAACCAGTATGTTGATGTGGATTTACTCTATGACTCAAAAAATGGTTAGACCGACATGGACAGATATGGGAATTGGCATCTGTGTCGGTGGCTACAGGAATATCTCCCAAGGATTTATTAGAGGTTGATCCTGCAGTTTATATGGCCATAAAAGCAATTTTGCAGGAAAGGGCAAAACAAACTAAAACAGTAAGGCGTAGATAATGATCAATGCAGATAGACGGCTCAAGTCGATCTATGTTGAAAATTTAGATGCTCTGTTAGCAAAATTAAAAGAAATAGACCCAGAGGCTCACAGAATTTTTAGGCGTGAATTGCGCAAACAAATTAAACCTGTAGAGCAGTTAGCAAAAAAGTTTGTACCAGCTGAGGTGTTTCCAGGATGGCGCGATACAAAGCCTTATTATCCTGCAGCTTGGGGATGGGCTAAAGACACAGTTCATAGAGGTAGGACTTATGGCAAAACAGGTGAGTCTAGGTGGCAATGGTCGCAAGAGCAAGCAAGATCAGGCATATCAATAAGTAATGCAAAAACAAAAGTACAAAGAATTAAAGGCACTACTTTTGGTGTAACAGCTTTAGCACTTATAAATAAGTCAGTACCAGGTATAATTTATGAATTAGCAGGATCAGGCAGTACTAGGTCTAAAGCAAAAACAAGGCGTGTTAGCCGTAACCCAGAGGCCAGTAATTTATTTATAAAAAGAGTAAATGAAACAAGCGGTACAATTGCCTCAGATGGTAAAGGAAAAAGGTTAATTTACAAGGCCACAGCTGAAAAAGGTGAGCAGGCTCTTGCTAATATTGCAGAGGTGTTAAAAAAATATCTAGGCAAAGAATTTAGAGGTTAATCATGGCTTTAAGTAGCAATGTAGTCATAAACTTTTTAACCAAGTTTGATAAAAAAGGTTTAGAAAAAGCTACAAAAGAGCTAAAAGGTTTTGATGCTTTTATTGCTAAAAGCAAGTTTGCAGGCAAGGCCGCACTTGTTACAGCTGGCATTGCAGGCGTTATCGCCATGGAAAGATTGGCTAGATCCTCAATAAGAGCTGCCCTTGAACAAGAAAAATTAGATAAATCTGTTGAACAATCATTAAGATCAATAAATGAATTAGGGTCAATTACAGCTTTAAACACCTTTATAAGTGATGTAGAAAAAGCTGCAAACATAACTAAAAATGAATTAACACCTGCATTAAATGGTTTAATTATTCAAACTGGTAATTTAACAAAAGCACAAGATTTATTTAATATTGCAGTTGATACAAGTGCAGGTGCAGGTTTAAATTTAGCTCAAGTTTCAGATGCGTTAGGTAAAGCTAGTAGAGGTAATTTTAAAGCTTTAGGCGCATTAGGTTTAGGTTTTGATGCACTGACAGCTAAAGAAATTGGTTTAGCAGAGATCACAGATTATTTAACTTTAAAATTTGGTGGCGCGGCAGTAAGAGCTACAGAGACTTTTGGTGGTCAATTAGATGCTTTAAAAATTAGTGCAGGTGCAGCGCAAACAGCTTTAGGTGAAGGATTTATTACAGCTTTTGAAATTATTGCAGATGGTGGGGATGCAGCTGATTTTTTTGGCACTAAATTAGAACAATTGGGATTAAATGGTGGTTATATTTTAATTGGCTTGGCAGATAAAGTTTCTAAAATTACAGATGCTTTTGATGTTTTAAGTTCAAAATTTGAAGGCACTGCGGCTGGCAATTTGTTAAAATTTTTATTTACTACAAAACAGATACCTGTTATTGGTGGATGGTTAGAGGGCTTTGAAAATCTAGCTAAAGAAGGCAAAAAAATTGCAGAGACTACAGGCAAAACTTTAGAGCAAACAGAGCAAGAGGCTGCAATAGCCAAAAAACTTGCAGCTTTGCAAGGTAAATTAGACAAGATAGCAGCTGCAACTTTAAACAAACAGAAAAAATTAACAGCTGAGAAAAAAGCACAAGAGGCTTTAGATAAGAAAAAGGCAGAGCTTGAGGCTATGTTTGATATAGATCGCATTAACTTACAAGCTGCCTTGAGCCGCAAGTTAAATGCTGAGGATGAAATAAGAGTTAAGATATTACAAAAATTAGCTGATGGTACAAAGAGTGCAGTAGATGAAGCGCAACGCTATGCAGATGTTTTAAAAGTAATTGAGGATGGACAGATTACTAC